ATAATTCTGTATTGCTGTTGTTAATGTTGAATAAGTAAATCCTGCCATATTAAGATGTCAATGTTGCCGGACCAGCCGAACAATTATTGCCTCCTCCTGATATTCCACCACTTGTAGCAGTGTCTGAGTTAACTGTAAAGTGATAGTAATCATCTGTATTTGTAATATCTCCAGCAGAATCTCTTTTACCAACTGTAATTGAGTACCCAGAAGAATAAGCTAAATTTGCTCCTGTAACTCCATCAAAACCTATAGGATTTTGATAGCTATCAGAATCTGAACTTGTCCAAATAGGACCTCTAAATCTAACTGTATCACTTGTAGATCTACCGTGAGATTTTTCATAAACATTTATAATTCCTGATGACGCCGCAATAGTTTCAAAAGGATTAGGTTCTAACATTCTAGAAACTTCATTTTCAGTTCTAGCAGGTCTTGCATCTTTTAAACCTTGTGCATCACCACCTCTATGTCTTAATTCTAATTGTGGTTGTTTAGCTTCGTATTCGGAAATATGAACTAAAGAACCATTCCACTCTTTAATCATTTCATTATATGGAAATTCCATTCCACTTCTGTCTGATATTGCTTTAGCGTATTTTCCTTTTCCAAATGGCATAATTATATATTCGGGTAATAAGTTTTAGGGGTTATATAAGTACTTGAAGAAGAACCATCTTCTGATAATGCTCTTGCTAATTCATCTTCATATAATAATTTCATCTCTTGTACTCTTTGTGGTGCAAATTTTTGAGCTAAATAAAAAGCTAATCCTGAACACATACAAGGTACAAATCTATAAGGAACATCAGATGCATCAGTATATGTTGCATCTAAATCTTGAATTCTTTTAACATAATAAATATGCATGTCTTTAGAAGCTGCTGTAGAATTAGGAGTTGGATAAACTGTAACAGTAGTTTTATCTATAAATCTTTGAACCCAATATTGTGAAGGAGTTCCTTTAGATAATTTATTTCCTAAAGCAGAATAAGTTGCTCTATCTATTTTTGTCATTGCTGAATCTGATTGATCTGTAGAAGTTCTATCTGCTCTATAAGTTGCTTCAAGAACATCTGCTACACCATAAACACTCGCCGGAGCAACTGTTGTTGAGCTTGTACCATCAGTACTTGCTCTATAAAAAGTATATTCAGCTTGACCTTCAATAAGATCAATATTTGTTTCTGCTACTTCCCAATAGTGCAAACCTCTATTACCCCATTCTTGAAAAAGAATGTTAAGAGATCGTCTTGCTGTTTTTAATTGATATCCAGAAGTTACTTGAGAACCAATTCTCTCATAAGCTTCTGCTATTATTTCATCAACAGCAAATGTTTTATCGAACGTTACTGTTCCAGAAGTAGTGTTAGCCATTTTCTACTCCTTAACTATATAGTTTTACAAATTCTGCTACAACCGTATACATGTTACCAGAATCGGCAGCCCCTGGAACTACAAAGTTAACATCACTTTGATTACTGTTAGAAGATTTATCAACTGGTATTCCACCAAATTCTCTAAAATCCCAATAACCTGTTCCTGTTAAACCAAGAACTGGAATGTCGCCATCTGAATCTTCTTCGTCTATACGTGCATAAGCGTCTCCGCCATCTCCACCTTGACAAGAAAACCAAACTCTTTGTAAGTTTAAATGAGTTACTGCTGTTCCATCTTCTCTTGCATCCATTGCGGATACATCACCGAAAACTGTTGTTCCACCTGAACCGTCTGATTGATTTACTATTTTAATGACCACTCTTCTATCGTTCTGTTGTAAGATAGTTGGTCCTGTTACTGTGTCTGCCATAATCCCTCCTTAATTAAGATTATTAGATGGGGCCGAAGCCCCATCATAAAGTTAGTTATTAATTGTCTGCAAATGCAGGTGCATCTGCACCTTCTGTAAAGCCCCAAATTAACCAATTAGTACTGTCTTTAGCCATAATGTTAATCTCCATACCACCAAAATCTGTAAGAGTTAATTTTGAGTTAGAGTTTCCATCAGCATAGATAGTTACGTTATCAGCATTTGAATCTGCATGAACGACACCACCAATAAAGTAATTAGCATCAGCACCTGTATCAAAAATAAGGTTTTCTGCTTCTTCTGCAGCGCCACCATAAATAAATTTAAAGTGTGAGCCAGCAACTGGTGATGGTAATGTTATTGTTCTATTTGCTGAGATCGCTGGAACTACAATTAGTCTTCCACTATGTGTAGCATTAGTAAGAGTTGTATCTTCGTCTCCCAATGTAACAGGTCCATCACCTAAAGTGATGACTTCAGTAATCGTTCCAGTAGATGCCGCTTTACTGACTGTTTTAAAAGTATCTTCAGATCTTATTGGACCTGAAAAAGTTGTTTTTGCCATAATTATTCTCCTAGTTTTTGAACATAGTCTCTAGGCCGTCAACTATACTCGTCTATGTTCTTAATTAATTGTATAGTGTAAAAACTATACACTAATTTTAAGTAGAGCGCAAGAGAGCCTGTAATGTGAATTGAATTTATTCAACGATGTAGCTTTTGATTAAGTAGCTACAGAAACTTGTGGAGCGGCGTCTTCCACTTTGTTGTCAAGATGAGCTTTTTTAGCTTCAGCTTGTTTAATATGGTTAATAACTTCTTTGACTTTGTGGTCAATCCTAACCATGTTGAGAGTATATTTACCCTCATTAAGATGCTCCTGCTCCCATTGTAGATCCAGTGACTTTTTCTGTTTGTATAGATCTTGTAGAT